AAAACTTTTAAAAAGCGTTATGGAGACTTACGAAGACATACCCAAGAAAAAGAACGAGAGTTTCAAAAACAACTTGACGATTTAAAAGAACAGTTAGCTAGGGCTACTAAAAAGGAAATGAAGCTACCTAAATCAGATGAAGATTTAGAGGCATGGTCAAGGGAATACCCTGATGTAGCCAAAATTGTAGAAACAATTGCTATGAAAAAAGCAAGAGAGCAATCACAGCAGTTAGAAGCAAGACTACAGAAGATAGATGAAATGTCTGTTGAAGCTAAAAAAGAAAAAGCTGAAGCAGAACTAATGAGATTACATCCTGACTTTGATGAAATTAGAGACAGCGATGATTTTCACGAATGGGCTGAAGAACAGCCAAAATGGGTACAGGATGCACTTTATGAAAACGACAATGATGCAAGGTCAGCAGCAAGAGCCATTGACCTCTACAAAGCAGATAGAAACATTGGTAAGAAAGACTCAGCACAAAGTAGCAGAAGTGCTGCTATGGAAATTGGTACGAAGTCTTCAAAGACAAAAGTGGATACTACTGAATCAGGTAAAAAGATACGTGAATCCGATGTTCAAAAAATGTCCGCTATCCAGTATGAAAAGCAAGCTGATACAATAATGGAAGCTATCAGGTCTGGCAACTTCATATATGATGTATCAGGTTCAGCTAGATAAATTAAAAAGAATGTTGACATATGGTTATTTATGTGTATAACTATATGTAACTAAAGGTATAACATAACCCCTTTCTAGGACACTTATGTTATACTACTACCCTAGACTTTAGAGATTACCCAATTATGTGAGCCTACAAGAGACTAGCTATCTCACGTACAACCTCAACGCATGAATGGTCCTTATAAAGTAAAATGACTAAAAACTAATAGTACACATTCCGTGTACATTTGATAAATGTTTAAGGAGATAAAAATGGCATTTACAGCAGCAGCTGGTTATGGTAATCTTCCTAACGGTAATTTTAGTCCTATTATTTACAGCAAACAGGTTCAACTTGCATTCCGCAAGGGGTCTGTCGCTGAAGCTATTACTAACAGTGATTACTTCGGTGAGATTGCTAATATGGGCGATTCCGTTAAGGTTATCAAAGAACCAGAAATAACAGTCAAGGCATACTCAAGAGGAACAACTATTACTCCTCAAGACCTTGATGACGAAGAGTTTTCACTTACAATTGACAAAGCTAATTACTTTGCATTTAAAGTGGATGATATAGAAGAAGCTCATTCTCATATTAACTTTCAACAGTTAGCATCAGATAGAGCAGCTTATAGACTAGCTGACCAATTTGACCAAGACGTACTTGGTTATATGTCAGGTTTTACGCAATCAGCAATTCATGGTACACCTGATACAGTTAATACAACTGTAAATGGTACTAAAGCAGTAACAACTGCAGGTTCTGACGAACTATTATCATCAATGAAAATTGATGCTGCTAGTTTCGGTGGTAACGCAGGTGAAGCTGTAGCTATCTTACCAAGAACAGGTGGTGCTACTTCTGCAACTCCTGCAAACGGAGATAGAAACCCATTAACTGTTATTGCTAGAATGTCTAGACTATTAGACCAACAGAATGTTGACACTAATGGTAGATGGTTAGTATTAGACCCTGTATTTATTGAGATACTAAAGGATGAAGATTCAAGATTATTTGATGCAGACTTTGGTGGTTCAGGACTACAGAATGGTTTAATCCTAAACAACCTACATGGTTTCAAGGTTTATCAGTCTAACAATTTACCTTCAGTAGGTTCAGGACCATCTTTCGTTGGTACTAACAGTGCTGTAAACTATGGTATAATTGTTGCTGGTCATTCTTCATCAGTAGCTACTGCTGAGCAAATCAACAAGACAGAGACTTACAGAGACCCTGATTCTTTTGCTGATATTGTTCGTGGTATGCATTTGTACGGTAGAAAGATACTTCGTCCAGAAGCAATCGCTACTTGTAAATATCACTTGGCATAAGGGAGAACTGAGAAATGGCTGCTGGAACAATATCCACATTAGTCTCTTCTGCAAGAGGTTCTTCTGCAAGAGGTAGACAACCATATTTCGTTGAGAATACAATTGACATTGCCGCTGCAGTAGCAGCAAAAGGTAGTGCACTTGAAGCTAACGAAATAATTGAGGCAATTACTGTACCTGCAAACACTATGATTTTAACTGCTGGTTTTGAAATAACAACCACAGTTGATGCTGCTGCCGATGGCAATACAGCTAATCTTGGTGTAACAGGTGTTGATGTAACTCGCTTTGTCGCTGCTTTTGACATTGATGATGATGCATCTCCTGCTGGTACATATGCAACTCAAGCAGATGGTTCTGCACCTATTATCATAGGCTCAACTGCTGACACTATAGACTTTGAATTACAAGCTACTACTACAGCACCAACAACTGGAGCAATCCGTGTGTTCGCTGTATTAATGGACATTGATGGTCTAGGTGACATGGGAGCTAATGAAGTAGACAGAGACACTTTAGCTTAACTTAATGTAAGTGAAGGGCAGCTTTAGGGTTGCCCTTTACAACATGTGATATTATAGGAGATTATAAATGGCTATCACGACTGCAATGTGCACAAGTTTTAAATCTGAGTTATTAGGCGGTCTACACGACCTTGATACTGATTCACTTAAACTAGCACTTATTAAAGAATCACCAACAGGTACATATGGTGCTGCTACAACTAACTACTCTGACGTAACAGGTAATTCTGACGAAGCTACAGGCACAAACTATACTGCAGGTGGTCAGGTATTAGATGGTGCAACTATCGCTATAGATGGCACAACTGCTACTGTAGATTTTACTGACGAAGTATTCAGTAATGTAACTGTAGCTGCTGATGGATGTATTATATATAACACCGCAAACAGTAACTCTGCTATCTGTGTCATTGACTTTGGTGGTACAGTATCTGCTACTGCTGGTGATTTAACTATAGAGTTCCCAACTGCTGACGCATCAAACGCTATTGTACGCATAGCTTAAAGGAGTAGAACATGTCGTTCTACGGTACTGATGATGGTATTTATGGTATAGGTGAATATGGCACTGCAAGTTATGGTGTTGTATCTGCTGACGTTGCTATAACAGGGGTAAGTGCAACTGCTCTTACTCGTACCTTACATATAAATGCTTTTGAAGTAGACATCACAGAACCGTTATATGGTCCTAATGCTCTTACAGGCTCTATAGGCTCACTTGAATTTGCTAATACAGTAAGCCTTGCAGGAGTCGTTGGTACAGGACAGATTGGTACAGTTTCACCAAACATTGCTTTTGGTATTACAGGAGTAAGTGCTACAGGTGCTGTCAACACTGTAACTGACAATGTAACTGAAAAAGTTACAGGTGTTGTAGGAACATTTACCCTTAACGCAGCAGGACTTGATATTAGGTCTATTAACCGTGTTCCTGTAACTGGTTCGCCAATGACAGGTACTATTGGTACTTTAAGTCCTAATGTAGATGAGCCAATTGCTACAGGGGTAGAAGCTACAGGTCAAATTGGAACAGTATCGCCTAATACCGCCGCAGGTGTTACAGGAGTAGAAGGGGAACTTAATCCTCTTAAACCTTTTACAGCAAGTGGTGATGCACAGCTTTCTACAGCAGAGAAGAAGTTTGGCACTGCTAGTTTACTACTAGATGGAACAGGTGATTTTGTAACAACAAGTTACACTTCAAGTCTGTTAACAAGTTCAGAATGGGGTGTAGATTTTTGGGTTTACTCTTCAACACTAACAAGTCAAACTGCTCATCTTTGGGATGCACAAAACTCTAACTCTGGTTTTGCTTTACGTATTAGTAGTGGTACTTTACAAGTAATTAAAGATGGTTCTATAACTAGGTCAGTTACTGGACAATTAAGTAACAATACTTGGCATCATATACGACTACAAAGAAGGTATGCCTTTACAGAAGTATTTGTAGATGGATTCCAAAGAGGTCAGCAAGCAGGTGCAGGGTACAATGCTCATACCTATGTAATTGGAGCTAAAGAAAATGGCTCTGAAGAATTTACAGGATACATAGACGAATTTAGAGCATCTACACCAACAGGTCTTTCTGCTACAAGTTTTACACCTGAAACAGAAGCATATTCTTTAGATGGAAGTACGGAAGCATTACTTCATTTTGATGGAACAAATGGTTCTACTACAATTACAAATGAAGCATCTAATGTAATTACTGTTACAGCAACAGGTACAGCCAATGTAACACCTACAGGTGT